CGCCGGTGATGGTGGCGGAGGCGAGGGTGGCGGTGCCGCCGGCTTGCAGGATCTGGTTGGTGGTGACTTTCTTCGTGGTGCCCGATGCAGCCATCGACGTATCCGAGATGTCGACAATCGGCAGCACGTCTGCCGCGGGATCGACGGTGGCGATTGCTGCCAAGGCCGTAATTTTCGTGTCTGCCATAAATGTTTAGTTTGCTTGGATGATGAGTTTGCCTGTGTCCTCTTGGAGCAGGAAGTCCCCGTTCTCCAAGTCTAAAGAGTCGAAAGTGCCGAAAGTAATGACGATCTTGGACGTGCCGTCCTCGAGGAATACGAAGAAGTCGTCCTCCTGCAGCAGGTCGCGCCGGATGATAGGCAGGTCGGCGCCGCCGCCAGCCCCACCGAGGGCTTGCTGCACGCCGAGTCCTAGTCCTAGGCCGAGACGCATTTTAGACCCACTTGCGGTTGTAGGCGATGATCGCCCCGGAGGATACAGCCACCGAGGTGAAGACGCCCGAGATCGAGTCGCCGGCCTGAATGGTCACGCCGGATGGGAAGTTGGTGATGTTGGATGTGATGGCTCCGAGGATGGTCGTGGCGACGGCATGGATCTCCATGTAGTTGCCGGTCACAGTGCCCACGGAAGCGTCGATGTACCGGCCACCGTATTCGCCGGCCAGTTGGCGGTTAGATCCGACATTCATAGAGTGAACTTCTGACTACTGCGTTTTGTGCCACCGCTCCATCCAACCTGCAAGCGTGTAGCCCCGCAGCGCACTCGCACCTCGGGGTTATCCCGCTCGACCTCGTTCAAAAATTGGGAATCCTTCCAGCAATCGTACCCGTACTTGGTGCCCCAGGCATGGTAGAGAGTGGGGTCGATCCGCATCCGCAATCGTCCGATGCCGTCGATGGCGCGGACCTCGCGTTGAGAGTCCTGTGCGATGCGCTTCTGATCAATGCCGGCCTTCACCCAGTCCTTCTGGATGCCGGATTGGAACTCTTTGATGACGGCGCGGCGCAGTTCGCCGGGCAGGTCGTCGAGAGCGTTGGCGATGACGGATGATGCGGAATTGTGAGCCATGAGAAAGGAAAGAGGGGGAGGCCCCGAAAGGCCTCCCCATTGAGATTAGACTAGCTTGCGCCGTTGAAGAATCCAAACCCGCTCGGGTTCTTCACCACGAGACCGGCAATGGCCTCAACGAGGCGGGCAGGGCCGCCGCCGGCGTCAGGCAGAGCCTTGACCTGAGGCAGCTTGGCGTAGCGGACCTCGACCATGTCCATCGGGATGACGTAGCCCTTGTAGGCCTGGGCGGACAGCGAGGTGCTGTTCTTGCCGCCGACGAAGGTCGACGGGTGCAGGATCAAGCGACCGAAGTCGCCCTCAAAGATGTCAATCGACGCCTTGAAGGTGTCGGCAGACAGGTCCTGGTTGAAGGTGCGGACACTGGTAGCGGCAATGCCGTTAGTCGTGGAGGTTACGGCAGTGGCACTGGCCGTGAGGTTGGTGAACGCACGTTTGAGCGTGGTGCCCAGGATACAATCGTAGTCGCGGAACGTGCCGGTGGCGCTGTAGATAGCGGTCAGCACGTTCTGTGCGGTAGCCTCAACAAAGGACGCGCTGGCGGTGGTGTCGACCGCGCCGGAGGCCGGCAGGAAGGGCGAACCGGAAGCGCACGCGCCGATGTTGGATGCGTTGGTGCTGTTGAGCCAGTTGCCCATTGAGCCGGTCAGGTACGGGTTCGTACCGTTGTCGGCCTGAGCGGCTTGGTTGGTGCACAGGAAGGTCGACTCCATGTCGCGCTTGATCTCAACGAGCTTCTTGGCGATGCCGTTGGCCAACTCATCGGTCACACCAGCGACGTCCTGGGTCTCGGCGATGAAACCGATGCGCAGGTCCCGGCGGAAAGCCTGGCCGTAGTTGTTCAGACGGGTCCGGTTGACCACCGGGTTCGAGGCGCTGGCAACGGTCACATCAGTGCCGTCGACCACGCCGGCAAGCACGGGGGCGCCGTAGTTGTCGACCTGCCAAGAGAACTGCATATTGCCGATGTCACGGCCCTTCGGGGCCATGGACACGAACGGGGTCGACTTGGCGTCGACGATGGCGATGTAGTCCGCCAGATCTTCACGGGCGGACGAGGTTGAAGCGAGCGGCACAGAGCCGCCCTGGTTGGGCTGGAGTAGGGGCATGGTTTAGAGCATCCTTTTGAGTACTTGGGCTAATTCGGTGGTCGTCCCGGACTTTCGGAACTGCGACTTGGCGTTGTCCAGGCCGACCTTGGCCGCATCCTTCTTTGCAGGGATTGCGGTGGGTCGACCAGGCTGACTGGGCGCCTTGACCAGTGGGCGGGTGGCAGATGGCTTGCCCTTGGCGGACTCCTGAGCCAGACGCAACTTGCGCCCGGCAATGAAGTCACCGACCAGCACCTGGTACTCCGGCAGTGAGGCAATCTGCGGCAGTTGCCGCAGGACGGCCTGCGCCTCGGTGTACTCGGCAGCCGAACGGTCTTTCCACCATGGGTAGAGCGTCTCGGCGATAGGCTTGATCTGCTGGTAGTTCTGCAGGAAGCGGGCTCTGGATGGGATGTGCAGGTCTATGGCGTCTTCTACGCGCCGCTTGATCTGCTTCACATCGTCTGAGCTGTACTCCTTGCCCTCTACTTCACAGCCATCAATGTTGTCCTCGCACCACCGCTTCAAATTCCGGGCTTTGCTCCACTCATCGTTGAGTTTGGACACTTCCCAGACATCCGAAAACGGGTCTGCAGCGGACTGCATTGAGGTTGGCCTGTCGTTGGTCTGCTCCAGCTTGGTCTTGGCGTCGTTGAGCTCCCGCTCGAGCGACTCGGCCTTCTCCAGCGCCTCTTTCTTCTGGCGCGTGAGCTTGTCGATGCGTTTGCGGTAACCCAGCGAATCCTCGTCGCTGTTCTCTTCGGTCTCGGAAAGAACCTCCTGCTCAGGCGACTCGGCCTGAGCGTCCGTTTGTTCTGCGGTCGGCTCCGCATCCTCGGCCTGATCGTCCACAAAAGTGGCTTCCGGCTCTAGCGCTTGTCGCTCGACGGCTGACGCCTTGTCTTCCTCCCCGCTGAATCGTGTCTTCAGCAACTTGGCCAACGCCGATTCGTCGAACTGCATCGGGTTGATTGGGGGCTGTGCCGTGTTTTGGGCAGGTTTCGCTTCCTGTGTATTCGTCGGGATGTCCATGCTTTTAGACCCTGCAAGCCGGGTGTGCTGCGCCATGGTTGTTTAAGGCCAACCAAGAAGCCGTTGTGTGAGTGAGAGCCTAGAACTGACCAGAAGTCAATTCCCTCCCGTTTCTTAACGCACTGATTTGTGCGATGAGATCCTTGATCGCGGCTGCCCGGCCTGCGTTGTAGGCACGGTCCTCCGCGGAAAGTGATGGGAGGATGGCCATTAGCACCTCGTCCCGTAGCGTGTCGTCGATGACCTGGCCCATGGCCTTGAGCACCGGGTGCTCCTCGGACACTGAGAGGGCCTCCGAAAGCTGTTCGTCGTTCAGTTTCATTGGACTCCGAGGCGGCCGGTGATGGCGTTCTGCTGCTGTTGCACGCTGAACTGCAGGTTCTCAATGTACTTCTGCAGGTTAGCCTGGAAGAGCGGGTCCTGCTGAATCTGGGCCTGGTACTTCGGGTTGGATTGCAGGACTTGCTGGCTGAATTGCAGGCGCATGGGCGCGGTGGGGTCGTTCTCCCGGAGCTGCGGCGGGTTGCCGAGGGACATGAGCGCAATCTCGTCGTTGGTCTCGTTGAACATCTTCTGTGCGGCGGGGCCCTGCTGCATGACCAGCTCGCTGGCCAGGTTGGGATCAATGGCCCGGAGGGCGACAGAGATCAGCTTGGCCCGGTCGATGACGCCGGCGGTGTCGAGAGGCAGGACGAGGGTGCTGATGGCCTTGAGCTTCTCGGTGACCAGGTCGGTGCTCATCTCGCGGACGTCGAATTTGAGCATGACGTCGAAGTCCTGGATGTCGGGCGGGAGCGGCGTGGCCGAGGCCGTGATGCGCTGGATCTCGGCAGGGCCGATGTACTGCAGGGTGAGGGCCAGCACCTGGCGGAAGGCCTCGGTCCAGCCATGCAGCCAGTTGTTGATCAGGCGCTGCTGGCGCATCTGGGTGATCACTGGGGGGACCTTCTCGGTCGGGCGGCCGAAGTAGCGGTCGGTCTGGGCCTCGATGGCTGCGATAAGCTGGAAGGCCACACCGGGCTCGCGGGCGGGCGGTTGCAGGAAGCCGATCTCGCCGCGGCGAAGGACAGGGATCTGGACGGCAGGGCCGATCTTTAAATTGCCGCCGCGGGTCTTGGGGACCTCGATGGGAGGCAGGGTGGCCAGGGACGTGTAGTCGAAGATGCTGTCGCGCTGGGCCTTGACCTCATGCTGCCAGGTGGAGCAAACCTCGGGCACGCCACGGCTCTCGGTGATCTGGCGGTGGATGAGCTCGGAGCGCCAGATAACGAATGGATACTGCCCGTGCGCGTAGTCCAACAAGTCGAAGTAGCCCCACTTGTCGCCGACCTGGGGTGAGAAAACGGTGTAGAACACGCCCGGTATGCCGTCGGAGTCGATTGCTTTCTGGTAGGCGTAAACCACCTCGATCAGGTTCTCGCGGTCGAGGATGGAGTTCTCGGCCAGGCCGACGGCGGCGTAGGTGTAGGCCGAGTAGTCGCTGAAGCGGCCCATCGTGTTGATGGCCTCCTGGGCCCATTCGGAGTCCCACTCCTCGGTCTCAACCTTGTTCAGGAGCTGGGCCTCGGTCATGTAGAACCGGCGGAAGACCACTCGGGCGGACTGGATGTCGGTGGTCTCGGGCGGGAAGACCAGCTCGTCGTAGGGCGCCAGGGCAGCGACCATGGGCTTGTTGGTGACCATGGTGGGAATGGGGAAATCGCACTCGCCCTCGGTGCGCAGGTCGCGGATGGCCTTGAGGGCCCGGCGTTTGCGCAGGTTGGGGAAGGCCGAAAGGAGGAGCTCCGCGGATTGGTCGTCGGCCTCGGGGTTGGCGATGAGGTTGGGCAGGTCGGCCAGGATGGAGTCTTGGGGGGATTGGGCGGCCAGGGCCATGATCTGGTCCATGGTCAGGTACTGCTCCTTTTGACCCATCTCCTGCTGCCAGGTGACGTGGACGCCGGCCCAGCCGTAGGTCCAAAGGTACTGGGAGAGCAGCTCGACCTCGCGGGTGAGGTCGTTGTACATCCGGGCGTTGACCGTCCAGTCCATCAGGTTGTGCGCGGTGACGGCCTGGTCGAGCTGGCTGATGTTGGTGGGCGATACGCGGAGCATCGAGCGCCAGAAGGAGGTGCTGCAGAGGTCCACGAGGCCGTTGATGACCTCGTCGGCAAGCGGGATGCGCGTGTCGGAGGCGCCGTCCCAGGGGAATGCCGGCTTGTTGCGGTTGGCATCATTCCACTTCTTGCCGTCGTCGGTCTGTCCAGGCCAGCGGCAGTAGCGCACATTCTCGGCATTCTCGACACGGGCGAAGACGCCGTAGTCGGTGGCCGAGCGCCGCAGCTCCTCGGTCAGTGCGCTGACATTGGGCTCGTCGCCGACCCGTGCCATCACGTCGGTTGCCTGCTTGTAGGAATCTCCTTGCATAGTCAAATGGTTTAGTATCCGCCGCCGCCGCGGCAATCAAAGCCCCCATGGCCCACGAACGCAAGACTGGAGACCAAAAGCATCCCCAGGCAGTCGATGGGGTCCTTGGTGCAGCCCTTCTGCCCATCCCGGCCGGTGTGCTCAGAGAGCGCGTAGGAAAGATTGGCGCAGTCGTCGGAGATATAGAGGGATGGCTCGTTGAGCGGGGTGAGCGGCTGGGTGGCGTCGTAGGATAGGAGGCTGTTGATCGCGGAGGTGCGCTGGTCGACGGGCACGCCGGGTGCGGGCACGAAGGCCATGGGCTCGTTTAGCGGGTTTTCGGACTCGGCCAGGAGGTCGATGAGGGTCGTGCCTCCGGCTTCGGAAAGTGCGGGGGAACCGCCGGCTTTGGGGTCGATCAGGCGCATCACGGGCTCGCCGTAGCCGAGATCGGACTCGATTTGGCGGAAGAGGGCGCGGTACTCGGAGATAGACCGGCCGGCATCCAGGGTCTGGGCGGGGCCGAGCTTGCCGTCGGGCTTCTCGGAGGGCAGCGCCCACTCGCCATAGTTACTGAAGTCCGGGAACTCGCGGACCACGATGCGCTTGCCGTCCTCGTACACCAGGAGCCACAGGCAGAACCAATTCCGGGCGCCCGCCGGGTCGCAGACCATGTACAGGGTGCCACCCGGGGGCACTTTGGATGATGGGATGCAGTGGATATCGGGTCTGAAACGGGCGAAGGCCTTGCCGATGTTGTCGCTGGCCCAGCCGTAGGCCCGGGTCAGGACCTGGCCCATGGGCGAGGTGACCAGCTTGCTCTTCATCTCGTCGAATGGGTTGTAGGGATTGTCCTCCGAGAAGAAGAACACGGTGCGCCGGTTGGTCTGGGGCTGCACCATGGTGCGGGCACACTTGCCAACGGGCCAGGTGGGGAGCGCTTGCTTGCCCTTGATGAGCTCGGCGTCGTCGAAGCGTGTGATGACAGAGCCGGCGGTGTACTCCTTGTAGACACTGGCAACGCCTTCGAGGGGTGTCTGGGTGACCAGGAGCTTGCCGCGACGGGTGATCAGGCGGTAGCGCAGTGTGTCCACCCAGGACTGAGGAACGAGCTCGTCACACCAGATCATGTCGGCCTCGCGGCCCTCGATGGTGTTCTCGGATTGAGTGTAGTTCAGGAAGTCGCAGCGTGATCCGTTGGGTAGAATGAATGAGCCGTCGGTAAAGCCATTTTTGCGGCTGTAGTTCAGGTAGTGAATGCGGCCCTTCTTGGTGGCCCGGAGTGCGACGGGCAGGTAGTTGTAGATTGCGGGCTGTTGGACGGTGACCGAGGTGGCGTGGGATGTGTGGCAGCAGAGTACGCTGGCGTTTTCCTTCTCGAGGAGGGTTTGCACCACGCGGCGTGCGGCCCAGAGGGTTTTACCGGCGCGGTTGCCGCCGGAAATGAGGAGCTCCTGGGTGGCCTGGAACTCGGTGTTGGCGATCTCCCAGTGGTCTGGGATGAAGCCGTAGGTGTAGGGGTCGGCCTTTTCGAGCAGCACGAGCTGGGTGCGCTTCTGCTTGAGCTCGAGTGCGCGGGGGTGCGAGGCGTCGACCCGGGGGATGACGGGGTGCAGGGGTTGCTCGTTCCACCAGCCGGTGTTGCAGGCGTCGGAGCAGAAGCGCTTCTGCTTGGGGCCTTCGCGGACCTTGATGATCTCGAAGGGCTTGGAGCAGGTGAGGCAAAGTGGTTGGCTCATTTATCAATATTTTTCGTTTTGGGGAACCCGTCGACTTTTACCGTCGCCGCGGAATGCCCGACCCCCTCCCCCGGGGGCCCGGGCGGCCTGGTGTCTGCCTTGTGTAACGGGGTAGGACATTGGGCCTGCTGAGGGGTGCTGACGTGCGTTTCGATCAATGTTTGCAGGGGTTTGCTGCGTGTTTGAGCGTCGAAGTGAATATAACTGCTATTGTAGGCATGAGTGCCCTAAACAGGCCTAAATGCGTGGTTTTCGGTGGTGCTGCCGCGGTAGGGGTAGGACATTTCGGGCCACTACCTAAATCAGGTCGGGTGTCTGCTCGTCGTTCACGGTGGTGACGTTGCGCTCTTTCATGTCCTTCATAAGGTCGCGGTGGCTCACTGAGGCCGTCATTGCGAGATGAATGCTGGTGGGCTGGCCTTTGGTGGCCGCCAGCTTGTCGACGAGCACAGCGACCGCTACGGGTAAACTACGATCATCAATGAAATGCATTGAGTTTTCCGCAAGTCTCTTAGTGCCTTTCCATATTGCAACCTCTAGGAATCCGGTCACGTCTTTACGCCAATCGTCCTCGTTATCCGGGTAGTCTTTAGGAACCTTAACACCACGAATGTACTTCGACGTAGTCTCGGTATCTAGTCCAACCTCATTTGCTATAGTGGTAATAGACTTGTTCTGTATCATGCCATCAACAATGGCATCAGCCTTCTCTTGATCCAGCTTAGAATTAGGATGCTGGTTAGGTGGTGGTTTAACATAACCAACAGCTTTGACAGCTTTCTTGACCTTGTCCTTGAACTCCTTAGGCAGGTCGGGGTCATTACGAAGAGCAGCAGCGACCCTGTTGCGGTCTGTCCCTGCCTTCAAAGCTACGTCGTTGAGCGATGGTTTCTTGTCCTTCTTACCCGGCATAAGGCGCAAAGCTAAAAGGGAACTCTCCCCAGTGGTTGAGCTGCTTCTTGGGCTTCATGGAAAGGTGCTGCACTCCGGCCAGGGTCATCCTGACCGCAGCGGCGTAATCCTCACTGAGATACTCGAGTTTACCTGGCATGGATTCCATGGCTAGGGGCATCCACAGGGTCGGGAACCGCTCGACGCGCACATCGTCGCACCAATCGATCCTGTATGGGTTCTGCACTGCTGACCCTTCCAGCGCTTCAAGTGTCGCTAGAAGGCATTTACGGGGGATTGCGAGGCATCCCGATGCGAACATGGTGATGGGCACCAGCTCCGCTGCGCACTCAGCGTCATTCACCTGGTGCTTCAGGGCCTGCAGGTGCTCCACCTTCGGACGTAGGGCCGGCCTGGCGGGCAGTGAGCGGCAGGAGTAGGGGATGCAGACCGTTGCCTGATGTTCATGGGCCAACTCGGCCATGCGGACTACATCGGCCGCGGCGAACTCAATGTCGTGGTCTAGTTGGACCCAGACGTCCTTGCCGCTGTCGAGGAACCACTTCGTGGCACGGCACCGGGACCGGCTGATGAGGGCATCCTCCCGGATGGTGCGCAGATCGGTCTGCCTGTCCGAGCGGGCGAACGTGGCCGTCAAGTCGACCCAGGACATCATGCACGCAGCACTGATGCCACCGTAGGCGTACATTGAGACATGGATCGAAGGCCTGGTGCCTGCCTGGGTTATGCCTTGCACCTTGCTGGTCGGCTGCGGTGCGTAAATGAATGGATCTTCCATCTGTGGGGATTCTGCATTGGTTGCGGTCATGGTTCAATGTCCTTCCGTTGGCTTGCGAGGTAGAGCTCATGGCCCTTGGTGATGAGGTAGACCACGCTGCCTCGGGGCACCTGGCAGGCCGCGGCAACGTCGTTCAAACTGAGGCCACGGTCCCGCAGGTCGTAGGCCTTGCGAGCCAGGTCGGGTGTGTGCCTCTGCTCGGTGACTTCGGGCTCATCCTGCATCACCGGGGCTGGTGTGCCGTCTTCCTTGAACGCCATATCCTTGGGATACGATAGCCAGCCACGCTGCACGCCTATTTTTATGAGTCTCGGTGCTTCCATCAATAATTTTGTTGTGTTTGTTGTTATCATAACAGTGAGATGTCCAATGGTGTTGCGGGCAAGTGCTGCCTACCCTGACCGCTTTTGTCTCCTATAAGCTGAAAGATGCGTTGTCTATGTGCCTTGCCACTGGCGCCGGGGTGGATAACGCAACCAAACCTCCCGTCTGCCTGGACAACGAGGTGGTTGCGCTGCTTGTCCCCACCTACCTCGGCACAGGCTGGGCACTGCCCGACCATTTTCGAGCCAATTTTGCGTAGGCCTGCCACTGTCAAGCGGTGTCTAGTGTTTGGGACGGGAGGGACGGCATTTCCGAACTCCATCCCTACCCTGGAGCAGCCTATACCCCCTTTTACACTTCTAGCACCGAGTTGAGAAGTGCCGTCCCCCGTCCCAAACGCTTGACAACGCTTGACAGATCCAGTGGTTTTCATGCGGTCAAGGTCACTTTCATGTAGCCTCGGGACTGTTGTTGTTGACCGTCGCTACGTTGAATGTGGTTCGACGGGATGGCCTGGTGTATCTCCAGCATGAGTTCAGCGGCACGTTTCTGGAAACGCTTCTCCGGTTCCGGCCCCCATTCCTTGTTGTTACACATCGTCATGTAGGCGCTATACAGTTCCTCGGTTGTGATACAATCCGACGACATACTGCTGCTTCTGACATGATTAACGACAAAGTATCTAACACTGTCACTTTCGCTCAATAGATTATCAATCATCCAGCGCTGCCTCTCGGTCACCGGGAACGGCCTGCCGGCCTGCATGACCCTGCACAGATCCTCGGCGCCCTCCAGGAACCAGTTCAATATACCGCTGCCCTCGCGCTCAATCATCACATCGTGGTAATTGGGGATCACCTTCTCCGGCTTGGGCTGGCTAAAGTCGAGCAGCAGCAACCTTCTTGACCACGCGCCCAGGTCTCCCTGCACGTTCACCTTTAGCCTGCTATTGGCCGTCACAATCACGTTCCAGTCGCCCACCACCGCTTTCGCCCCGCTCTTCCCCTTGAACTCCACGCTCAACCTATCGCCGCCCGTCAGCGCCTTGAGCTGCTGGCTCTCCTCGCAACTCAGAAAGTCCGGCGGCACGTCGCTGCCGATCAGCAGTGTCCGGTCATGGAAGTTGGCCAGCTCGAACCGGCTGCCCAGGTGCGCGGTCCTCAGCTCGCTGCAGTTCTCATCACCCACCAACCGCCGCACTAGCCCGGTCACCGTGCTCTTTCCGCCGCCACCCGTGCCAGTCAGCAGCAGTATGACCTGCGGCCTGTTCCTCTGCAGCAGCGCCAGACCTCCCCATCTTTGCAGCAGCATCTGGTCATCCTTCTCGGGCAGCGCATGGTCCATGAAGGCCTGCCACATCGGGCTTTGCGCATCCTGGACATAGCGCACCGGCGTCTGGTTCCTGCTCATCCACTCCGGGCCGAACCCGTGCATCTCATACGGCGCAGCCCTTAAATCCACCATGACATTGGAGCAATGCACCACGCTGTCGGGCCTTGAGAACGGATTGCGCTCCACCTGCAGCCGCCCGATCAGATCCACCACCTGATCAGCAAAGCTCGCTGTGAGCCTCGTCAGCAGGGCCGGCAGCCTCGGATCCTCCGTAGACGCCACCTGATCCAACAGAACGCGCCTGGCGGTCTCCAGAGTCTTCTGTGCCATTTCCTCGCGGCTCATGCTCATCCAGATCCCGCGGTCCCCGTGATACCAGTAGTGCATCCCGGTGACCGCATCGAAGAGGAACCGCTCCTTGTGCGCCATGTAGGCCGCGAAGAACGGCGCCTGCAGATTGCCGGTGCCGCTCCGGCCGAACGTCCAGGGCACGCCATGCTGCCGGATCAACTGCGCGATCTCATCCCTGCTTCCCGGCGCCGGCCATCCCTCGGGCCACCGGATCTGGCTGAACTCCAGCGCCACCGGCGGCCTGTCCACCAGCACGCTATACTCGCACCCGCTCGGATGCAGGCCCTTGACCGTGCTCAAATTCCCCGTGCTTCGCCACTCGTACAGCGGCTTGCCGAGCAACCGATCACCCACCTGTATCATCTCGGTCGTGCTCCGCTCCGCGCAGGGCCCCGGGTACTTGCCGCTCACCCGCACCCCAATCTGCGCCCCGCGTTTGCCCTTCCACCTCGCACTACCCTGCAGCACCGGGTTCACCCTCAGGAACGCCTCCAAACTCCCATCATCGTCGAAGTCAATGGCGCACAGCCCCCCAGAAAACTCCCCGAGCCTCACCGCCACGTTCCCGTGCTCGAGCATGACCCGGTAAACCTCCCGCTTGGTACTCTCCATGGTCTCCTGGGTGTACTTGACCATCGGAATCTTGGTCCCCGGGCTCTGCGGCACCAGGAACAGCGGGGCGCCCAGCCAGGCCTCGATCTCTTGCGTCGTCATCATACCTCTTCGCGCCTTTCAAACCGCAACGCCTCCTCTGATATAAACCACCCCTTCGGCCACTCGGTCAGGTAGATCCCGCCCAGCGTCCGCACCCGGCTCAGTGCCACATAGGCCTGGCCGGGCTCCCGGGCAGCCCTGATGTCAATCCTCGCGGCATCCAGGGTCAGTCCCTGCGCCCGGTGTATGGTCATCGCGTAGGCCAATCGAAGCGGGTATTGTTGAACGGTCACCCCCAGCGACTCAAAGAACCATTTGCGCCGGCCCAGTGAAATCTTCTCACCGCGGCTCTCGACCACGATGTCGCCGCCCCTGAACTCCACCACTTTACCCACCTGGCCATTGTAGAATCCCTGCTCCGCATCATTAGCTGTGAACATGACCGCTGCCCCAGGCTTCAACTGCAGGACCCGCGGTGTGCTCATGTTCTTGGTGGCGAACTCTACCGCCTGATCAACGCCCCGCACCTCGGAATCGAACACGGCAATCGGGCCATCAATGCTGCTCAGGCGGTAGTTGTTCCACTTGTCCACCTGCACGTTGTGCGTCATCAGCCGGGTGATGTGCTCCGGCGGGTTCATCCTCAGCGCACTACGCAGCAACTGGTTGTCCCGCGGCTTCATCCGGCCCACCCGGAACCCACTCAGCATCTCGATGAAAGGAAGGTCATTCTGCCTGCGCACCTTCTCGAGCTTGATCGTCTTGAAGTCGGCCTCCTCCCAGGCCTTGCTCAGGAACGCCCAGTCGTAGGGCTTGCTCTGGTCGGTCCTGACCGGCGGCAACTGCAGGAAGTCACCCAGGAAGATCACCTGTAACCCACCGAATGGCCGGCTGTCTTCTCTGATCCGCTTGACCCAGAAGTTCAGGAAGTCCAGGTGCCGGCCCGCCATCATGCTGATCTCGTCGATCACCAGCACCTCGGTGCCCCGCACGCGCTTGCGGGCGCCATGAATCGAAGGCTGCTCCTCCAGTCTCTCAGCAGCCCCCTCGAAGTCCTCGCCATCCTGCGGCCCCAACTGCATCCCGCACCACCTGTGCACGGTGGTCCCGCCCACATTCAGCGCTGCGATACCTGTCGGGGCCGTGATGGCCACATCCCGGACTCCTTCCACCCTGCTCAGGAACTCCCGCAGCAGCGTGGACTTGCCGGTGCCCGCCTGCCCTGTGAGGAAGACGTTTCCAAAGGATTTTGCCCAGACCATGAAGCGGTCCTCGGGCGTCGGATCGAAGTCGTCATCGATCACATGGACAGACGGGCTCGTAATCATCGGATCAGTAGGTCGGGATGAGGATGTCGGAGACCTGCTGCGTGAGTTCAACGTCGCGCAGGCAGTAGGCAATGGCAGCCTCGCGGTCGGTCCTGAACAGCTCGTGGAAGTGCGCCCCGTTGCCAGCCTTGTCGCCCAGCCCGAGGTGCCTGGATATCGCGGCCAAACTCCCATGCGCCCGGCTGTCGCCGAGCTGCCATACCTCGCGCAGATCCACGATCAGGTCGGTCCAGTACCTACCATTGCGCATCCAATAGGGCACCGTGATCCGGTGCTTCCAGCTCCGCTTGAACAAAAACGGCAAGTCGAATGGCTTCACATTGAACCCGATCATCTGCGGCTTGCGCTCGAAACTGTCGAGCATTGCCCAGAACTGCAGCAGCATGGCCTTCTCGCCATCCGCATCGGCGCAGAGCACCGCGGGCTGCTCATGCTCGATACGGTATCCGATGGCCAGCACCTGGCCGCTGATGGCATCCAGGGCAGCATTGCGGATGTAGTCGCTGGCGTGATTCTCCTCGGCTGTCCTGATTTTTTCGGCGATCAGGTCCGGGTTCTTGATGTTGCCCAACTTGACCTGGCTTGGGTCAAACGGGGGGATGACCAACTCTCCAAAGGGAAGCGGTCCAGTTTCGATGTCGAAGTAAATACGTGGGTTTGCTGGCATAGTATGAAAAAGTTTGATGTGCGTTTGTCAGCGGATGCGCACCCCCCGCTTGTCCATGAGTCCCCGACAGCAACAGGCTGCCCGGGAAAGTTGTCAGATGTGCTTACCGCAGTGCGGGCACAGCTTGGGCTGCTTGGGCCGTTTCAGGAGCACCGGAACGGCCAACCACTCGCAGATCTCGCCGTAGGACTTCCACCCGAAGCCTGTGACGGCATTGGGATGCAGGTGCCCAGACGTGTAGAGTCTCAGCGCCTCGTCCTTATCATTGACCGCCATGCGATCCAGAACATTGAAAGTGCGCGTGGTGAAGGGCCAGCCCCACTGCGCCTGGATCTCGGCCTTGGTCTGAGCGGCCCGTGCGATCTGGCTGATGCGCTGCTTGGTCAGGCCCAGGATCTCGCCGATCTGTGTGATGGACTTGCCCTCGGCCCGCATCTGCATGACCTCCGGGATGAGGTGGGCCACCTTGATGTACTTTTTCTTGGTCGGGTTCATGGCTCAGTAGGGTAGGTCATCCTCTTCCAACTTGACCTGGGCCTCCTCGTCGGCCTTGAACTTGGTCTGATACCACGTCAGCCCATTGATCAGGCGCTTGTCGTCCGCGGTCTGCTTCACCTCGGCCCGAGCCTTGGGCAGCCAGTGCTCAATGAGGCTCGTGATGCTCTCCTCGGTCAGCTCCCGGAGCTCGATGCCCTTGTGCTTGCCGACGTGCACCTTGACCTTCGACGGGTCATCCGTTGCCGGCTGTCCGCCGCCCGAGGTCTTGCGGAAGCTCGAGTCGCCCGTCGCCGGCGCTGCCTTGCCCTCGGCGCCCTCCTTCGCAGGCCGGTCCTGCAACCGCACCCACAGCCCGCTTGCCGCCAGCGGCTCGCCTGCCTTGTGCGCCATGATCAACTTGATGTTCGCGTAGGTCTTGCTGCCGTCCGCGCTCAGCTCATGCCCGATGACCAGGCTGGCCGGGCGCCCGATCATGCTCTCCAAGTCCAGGCTCTTGTTCTCCTGGTCGGTCAGCTTCCGGCCGAACCAGTCCTTGAGGAACTTGGTTAGCGCCGCCTTCTCATGCAGGCTCGGCACCATGGGCTTGGTGAACACCACCCAGGGCTGCACCGGGTCCCTGCTGTCGTCCTGCAGTTCGATCTCGAAGGCGAACTTGAACTTCTGTTTTACCCCGTATTCTGTTTCATACTCCTTGAGGGGAGTCACGTCCACGCACACCGCCCGGCCCGAGAACTCGGGGCACGGCGCGAAGTCCTTCTTACCGCCTGTTGCACTGATTATCATATCGTCTTACTTTATGTTGTTGTTGTTGTGTTGAACCGAGGCCTGTTTCTCGACCTCGAAAAGTTGTTGTGCCATCCGGGCGTAGTTCGCCCAATAATCCGGGAAGGCGTCCCGCAGTTTCTTCAGATTGCTCGGGTCGGCGGCCAGGGCAGCACTGCCCAGTCGACTGACAAACCCGCCACCGTACTCGGCCATGCACTTGGCCACGTCTCGGTCGGTGATCACTTGCCGGCCTTTCCCCGCTTGCGCCGCCAGTAGCTGACGTCTTCGACCTTGTAGTCCCTGGCCGCCTTGTAGATCGCGCCGGCCTGCTGCTTACTGATGCAGTAGACGCCTTCGCCCTGCTTGATTTTCCTGACCACTGTGTTCTCGCTCATGCTGTTGGTTGTAGAATGAAGTCGAAGTTGGTTTTCCAATTGTCCCCTAGGCGGTTGTAGGTGTCGCCTTTGATCTTCCAGGTGCGCGGATCGCGGGTCGTCTTGGTGTGTCTGCATCGGATACGGACATCGATGTCCTGGATGGCTATGTTCCGCAGCCGGTGGTCCTCCGGTAGGTCGTGCAGGTGTTTTGGCGTCATGTCAGAAGGTGTTTGATGATTTTGTTTCTGTCTTTTGTCGAAGCTCGAAGCATCACCTCTAACCAAGCGAAAGGGTTGATAGTGCTAACGTGCTTCCACTCTGGATTGCCGTCGATGTGTTTAGCTGTGTCCAGACTCTCCACTCGGATCGTTCCGTTAAATGCGTGGACGTAGATGAATGCTACTGTGTCTTTCACAGTTTGGTTTCCTTGGATTGCAATGCTTCAACGGCAGTGTGGATGGCATACCAGCAAGCGTCTTCCATTGCTCGCTCGTTTGTGTTACAGTTCCAGTATTCACCGATTAAAGTTAGAGCCTCCTCCAACCGCTTGATTCTGTCGGCCATTCGATTGAGTTCTATGACAATAGTTTGCGGATGCGTGTCTTTGAGTTTCCGATCATCAGGAGTGTGGATCATAAATCCATCAACCGGACCAAGTTTCAGCAGCTTCGTGTATTTGTAGCGGCTCACAGCTTGGCCTCCTTGGCTTTGGTCCAGTTGGTCCATGCAGCGTCCACTTGATTTTCATCAGCCCAATGTGCGCTACCGGGGGGTCCAATGATTGCTGCAACAGCATCCCCCGCCTCCTCCAGCCGCTTGATGCGCTCGCCCCTGTCCTCGTACAACGCAACGTCAGCGAGTAACACTGCGTACTGGTTCTTCGCGTCCATTAGATCCTCCT